CCACAAACATTCTTCTTAGCTTCTTCAGAGAGAGAAGTTTTATATGGTGGTGCTGCTGGAGGTGGTAAAAGCTACGCTATGTTGGCTGATCCACTGAGGTATATGGTACATCCACAGTTTTCTGGACTGCTTCTTCGTCATACAACAGAGGAACTTCGAGAACTTATTTGGAAGAGTCAAGAGCTTTATCCAAAGATTTATCCCGGCATCAAGTGGAGTGAACGCAAGATGCAATGGGAAGCTCCATCAGGGGCAAGACTGTGGATGTCTTACCTTGATAGAGATGAGGATGTGTTGAGATATCAGGGTTTGGCGTTTAGCTGGATTGGTTTTGATGAGTTGACGCAGTGGCATACGCCATTTCCGTGGAACTATATGCGTTCTCGACTGCGTACAGCAGCGTCAGACCTACCGATCTTCATGAGAGCTACTACCAATCCGGGTGGACCGGGTCATGCTTGGGTGAAGAAGATGTTTATTGACCCTTCTCAAGCTGGTAAAGCCTTTGATGCCACTGATATTGAGAGTGGAACCACCTTAGTGTATCCCAAAGGACACAGTAAGGAGGGGCAAGCACTGTTTAAGCGTAGGTTTATCCCTGCTATGTTGACGGATAACCCCTATTTGATGCAAACTGGTGACTACGAAACCATGTTGTTGTCTCTTCCTGAGCATCAGAGGAAGCAACTACTAGAGGGTAACTGGGATATTGCTGAAGGTGCAGCATTCCCTGAGTTTAATAGGCAGATACATGTAGTGGAACCATTCCACATACCGAGTAATTGGACTAAATTTAGGGCTTGTGACTATGGATACGGAAGTTATAGTGCTGTGGTGTGGTTTGCTGTGTCTCCAAGTGAACAATTGGTTGTCTATCGTGAACTATATGTTAGCAAAGTGCTTGCCAAAGACCTCGCTCACATGGTGATGAGGGCTGAGGAGAACGATGGCCCTATGAGATATGGGGTGTTGGACAGTAGTTGCTGGCATAAGAGGGGTGATACAGGCCCATCACTGGCAGAACAGATGATTGCAGAGGGCTGTAGGTGGAGGCCGTCTGATAGAAGTGCTGGAAGTAGGGTGGCGGGTAAGAATGAGCTACATAGAAGGCTACAACTTGACCCCTTTACAGAACAGCCAAGACTAGTTATAACAAGCAACTGTGTAAACACGATTGCTCAGCTACCCATCATACCTTTGGACAAGAGAAACCCAGAGGATATTGATACTAAGGCTGAAGATCACTTATATGATGCTATTCGGTATGGAGTGATGAGCAGACCTAGAAGTAGTTTGTTCGATTACAATCCATTACATTCTGCTGGAGCTGGTATGAAGACAGCAGACCCAGTATTTGGGTATTAAAGGGTATTTATGGCGACAAACAATTTTATGGATGACAAGTCCATTGGTTTAGGGGATAAGAAGGAAGGCGAGGCTGCACCATTTACTGGTGATAGCCTCTTAGCTTTTCTAAACGATAGATACACCAAGTCTGAAGAGAGTCGCAGACAAGATGAACAGCGTTGGCTGAAGGCTTACAGAAACTATCGTGGTCTATATGGACCAGATGTTAAATTCACTGAGACAGAAAAGAGTAGAGTGTTTGTTAAAGTGACAAAGACCAAGGTGCTTGCAGCATATGGTCAAATCACTGATGTCTTATTTGCTAATAATAGATTTCCCTTAAGTGTTGATCCAACTGTATTGCCAGAAGGTGTAGTTGATTCAGTACATATGGATCCTAAGGCTCCAGAAGATGCTGAGCCTGAAGTTGTTTCTCCCTTTGGATATAAAGGAGATGGTAAAGATTTACCTCCCGGTGCAACCTATGCTAGTTTGATGGATAGGCTTGGACCACTGAAGGATCAACTTAAAGATGCTAAGAATTTAAAAGAAGGTCCGGGTGTTACACCTACCTCTCTTACATTCCATCCTGCTATGGTGGCAGCTAAGAAGATGGAGAAGAAGATACATGACCAGTTGGATGAGAGTGGTGCTAACAAGCATCTCCGTTCCACTGCCTTTGAGATGGCTCTGTTTGGTACAGGCATCATGAAGGGTCCATTTGCTAAGACCAAAGAATATCCTAGCTGGGACGATGAAGGCACTTACAAGCCTGAGATGAAGACAGTACCAGAGACATCACATGTTTCTATCTGGAACTTCTATCCTGATCCTGATGCTTCCAACATGGAAGAAGCTCAATATATTATTGAGAGACATAAGCTAAGTGCTACACAACTTAGGGCTTTGAAGAATCGTCCTTTGTTTAGAAACAATGTTATTGAAGATGTCATTGCTGAAGGTGCTTCTTACACTAAAAAGTATTGGGAAGATGACTTAAGAGACTATGCTCCCAACTTGGGAGTAGATAGATTTGAAGTGTTGGAGTATTGGGGCAGTGTTGATATTGACATGCTCAAAGAAAACGACATTGATATTCCTGAAGCTTTGTTGGAAGTTAAGGAGTTGCAAGCCAACGTATGGTTCTGCAACAACAGAGTGATTCGCTTAGTATTGAATCCGTTTAAGCCAGCCAACATTCCGTATTACGCTGCTCCTTGCGAACTAAACCCCTACTCTCTATTTGGCATTGGTGTTGCCGAAAACATGGACGACACCCAGACCCTCATGAATGGTTTTATGCGTATGGCTGTAGATAATGCAGTGTTGTCTGGCAACCTTGTATTCGAGGTTGATGAAACCAATCTCGTTCCCGGTCAAGACATGACAGTGTTTCCGGGTAAAGTGTTTAGGAGACAGGGTGGTGCTCCCGGTCAGTCTTTGTTTGGAACACAGTTTCCTAACGTGGCTGCACAGAACCTGCAACTATTTGATAAGGCTAGACAATTGTCAGATGAATCAACAGGTATGCCATCATTCTCACATGGTCAAACAGGTGTTAGTGGTGTAGGCAGAACAGCCTCTGGTATTTCTATGTTGATGAATGCTGCTTCTGGTAGTGTTAAAACCATCATCAAGAATGTGGATGATTACTTGTTGGCTCCGCTTGGTAAAGCTTTCTTTAGCTTTAACATGCAGTTTGATTTTGATAGATCTATCAAAGGTGATTTGGAAGTTACAGCTAGAGGTACAGAGAGCTTGATGGCTAATGAGGTGAGGAGCCAACGCTTGATGCAGTTCTTGCAGATTGCTAGTTCTCCAGCATTGATGCCGTTTGCTAAGTTTCCTTACATCATTCGTGAGATAGCAAAGAGTATGGACTTAGATCCAGACAAGGTGACTAACAATATGGATGAGGCTTTGCGTCAAGCTTTACTGATGCAGCAAGCTACAGCTCCTGCTGCTCCGGCAGAGGGTGCTCCTCCAGTTGGTGGCCCAGAAGGTGGTCCTCCTCCAGTGTCTGATATGACTGGTGGTGGTGGTGGAAATATCGGTGTTGGTGCTGCACCAGTACCGGGTGAACAAGGATTTGCTGGTAATGTCCAAGCTGTACCTCCCCAAGCTTAAAGGCTTTGTAAACACTCATGTAACATGGGATGCGTTCTTAGATTTGCTTGATGCAGAAATTGCAAACAAGCAGAAAGATTTAGAACAAGCTTCTGAGATGCGTGAGATTGGAAAGGCTCAAGGAGCCATTGCTGCTTTACGCAGATTGAAATATCTTAAGGATGAAGTAAATGTACAATAATGATACAGATAGACTGTTCGCTGAAGGCGGCATGAATGAAGAAGGTGGTACAGTAGATCCTGTATCTGGTAACGAAGTACCTGCTGGTTCTTTACAAAAAGAAGTTAGAGATGATATCCCTGCTCAGCTTAGCGAGGGTGAGTTTGTTCTTCCTGCTGATGTTGTTAGGTATATTGGACTAGATAGGCTAATGAAGATTAGAGACAAGGCTAAAGAAGGCTTGGCTCGTATGGAAGAGATTGGTCAAATGGGCAATGCTGAACAAGCAGAAAGCCCAGAAGAACCACATGGTGATGAGTTTGCTTCTGAGATTGATAGCATCATGAGTGAGCTGGATAGTGAAGGTGGAGAGAACAATATGGCTATTGGTGGTCTACCTAAACCATCTTCAGGAATGGAAGTAAAACAGTTTAAGAAGCCTGATGGTAGTTCTATGTTTGTCACTTTCATTAATGGTACTCCCGCAACTACCATCCCAGAGGGTGCTCAAGAAGTAGGCATTGCCAATCAAGCACAAAAAGATCAAGCATCTTTAACTTCCACTGAGAAAGCAGTGAGTAATAAAAGTAATAGAGGATCAGCAGAAATATTTAAACAAGGCTTGACTAATACTCCTGATGAAAA